CCATCCTTGGCTCCTTTTAATTAAAATTTTATAACTTAATAAACACATTCATATAAGTTGTAGGTTGTAAAATATTATGGGCAACAACCACACCGCCCGTACCTCCAGTACTACCAGTTGCAGGCTGGAAATCGGCTCTATTTCCCGCGGACAAAGCAAATCCAGTTCCTTTGTCTGTCATAAAATTATTTGCACCACTTGGTGCTGGATGTGTATGGGGAGGCATTTCTGCGAGTGTCAGCGCATGCGCTTCTTCACCAAGATATTGTCCTAATTGATAAGGTGTAACTTGAACAGTATTAGTAGGCGTTCCATTACTTGTTAATGTGATTTCAGTTCCAGTAGGTGTTAATGAAAGCTTTATATGAGTACTATCTACAAAAATTGCATAATAAGTTGTATTTAATGCAAGTGGAGCAGGTAATGTTCCAGTCGTTGTTAATATAACAGGAACACCAGTATAAAAATTTGTAGTGGCACCAGGAAAAGTTAATTGATTGTTTACTGCAAAATTCGCTGTGAATGTTTGTGTAACTTCAGTATTTAACGTTCCAGCAAAAACTCGTCCTAATGCTTTTGTTAAAGCAATCGATTTGTTAGCCACAAAATCAAGAATTGCTGTAGCTCCACGACCACCCGTTACAGGAGCCCAAGCGTTCACTACAGAATTCCATATTAAATTATATAACGGAAAAGTATCGCTACTCGCTCGAGTCGTAGCACTAGATGAAGGACTACCAATAGTCCCATCATTCATATTGACATAACCAGGCAAGAAATTATTTATAGAGGTTCTTATATCGCCGGTTCTTGGCGTATTAATTGCAGCATCAATTGTGTCATAATTTATAAAATCAGTAACAGGCGCTACACTTCCCAAATATAAAGATGGTTTAGTAAAATTAATTTCATAAGTAGTGGTCGTAGGTAAGCTTACTCTTAAAAATATCCCATCATTTCTGCAAGGCCCTAAATTATTTCCGGCAGCAGTTGGCAGTGTCACAGAAACTGTATATTTAGCCCAACTATTACTTAATGTGAATGTCTGGAGAGGAGTGACATTGGTAGCCGTTGCCCCTGCTCCACTTCCAAAAAATTGTGCAAATTCAAGCAATACAGTTTGAACCGCCCCTGATACACCTTGCGCCCAAATTGTAAATGTAACTGGCTGGCTACTTAAGGTTTGCGCTTTTGCATTAATGGGAAATAAAAAATAACGATATGTTTCAGTTCCGGCACCCGTTACTTTGCTGTTCACATATTCAAAGGGGGTAACATCAGGTGTTAATGAAGATGATCCCAATGTAAAAGGCGTAAAAGTAACTGTTTCCGTAGCAGTTGCATTTGTCTTTATAAGATAAACATCAGGCCCATAAGGTTGCGCAATTGCTGCTTCAGCAGATAATCCATCATGCGCACCTGGCGCCATTAATGTTATTCCAGTAGTAATAGAAATAGGCGTGGCACTTCCTGTGGTTGGAACACCCACATTTCTCCACATCACATTATTAAGTATTAAATTATCAATATTAATGGCAGTTGTGACACTTCCGCCTGATCCAAGAGAAGGGTAGTAATTTAATGCTTGCCAAATAGTATTGCCTTGCGCATCTTCCAAAACTAAATTATATAGACTGGTTGGATTTAAGGAATCCAATTGGAAATAAAATGGGCCAGGAGCATTACCATTGGCACTAAATAATATAGGATCAGTGTACGGAAGAAGACCAGCAGGATCTGCAAATATGAATTTTTGAACACTAGGATTTAAGCTATCATAAGAAAATAATTGCGCACCGCCGGCAGATACACCAAAGATATTAAAATTCGACCATATTGGATCGAAACCTAGCGCGAGCGTGGTTGTCATTTATACCACTTCCTTGTGATAATTTTAACTAGTTTACTATTGTGTCAACATATTTCCTACTTGTTTTGCCTTATTATATAAACCACCTATTCCCATCCCTCCAACTCCGGCAGCCCCAATAAGACCCAAATATTTTAATTTCTTTAAAGCATTTTTTTTATTTTGTGCTAATTCTATATTTTTTGAAATTAATGGATTTGCTTTACGCAACCTTTCCATTGGAACAGAATCTTTAGAAAGAACGCCTAAAATATTTTTAGGTATTTCTCTTGTTTCCTTATGAACTAATTTACTAATAGTTGGATGAGAATAATAAGTTTTTTTAAGTTCATAATGTTTTTTATTTGCTTGATCTAATAAATTACTTAAATCTTCATTTCCTGTTTTTTTAAAATGCTCATCTACTATTTCATTCATTCTATCTCTTAAATCAAGCATTTCTTCACCAGCATCTCTGTCCGATGCCAAAGCAGATGCTTTTTTCTTAGTTCCTCTATTCCACAATTCAGATTGAGCCTTTCTTAACGCAGAATAATCACCTTTATCTGCTTCATTTATTAATTTTAGAGTAGCCCTTGTTTTTGGAAGATATCGAGACATTTCATCAACTAGAGATTTATCTATCCGAACTTTATCAACCCCTCTTTTTGTCGCTTCTTTTGAAACAGTATTATATAAATTGGAAGCTGAATCTTTTAATGCATCATGTGCTGCTTGAACTGATCTACCTATTTCTGCAGGATTTACTTTATTAAAAGCATCCTTAACAATGTTGGCTAATGGATTTAATGCTTTTCCAGCAATAGGTAATGCTGCTCCTGCCGTCATTCCTAATCCAGTGTTTTCAGGTGAATATGCGCCTCCCAACAAAGAACTTCCAGCTATTGTTCCTGCTGTTTTTGCGGAAACAGGTGACTTATTAAATATATTTCTAGCATTTTCAATGGCGCGCTCAATCATTGGATTTTTCATAGAAGCTTTTACAGCAGCCAATCCTTCGCCGCCCAATCTTAATAATCCAGGCCCCATAAACATAGATCCTATATCACCAGCAGTTGCAGCCGCATTTTTCGGAGCTACATTAAATCTTGGAATCTCAGGAATATTACTACCAGTGGCTGCATTAATTCCTTTTATTGGTAAATTTGCCAATCCTGCAGGGAGATTAGCAATTCCTTGAACGCCTCCCAAAGCCGCAGACATGATAGGATCAGAAATATTTTCTTCGGCAAATCTTCCTGCTTTTGCAAGAAATGGTTCTTGAGATTTTTCTTTGGGCTTAGAAAAATCTGGATAATCAGATTCATCTTTATTTTTAGGTTTAGAAAAATCAGGATATGATTTAGCCATATTATTTTACCAATTTATAATTATTAGGCGGAGAAGAAGCTTCTTGTACATTTTCTTCATGTACAACAGCTTGAGATCCATCTGGTCGTATCATAAAAATAGTTCCCGGAGGAGGAACTTGCCCTTCTTGCCCAAAAGTTCCATTTTTAATACTTTTTCTAGTTTGTGTGATACCTTTTGAAATGGTCTTTCCAATTCCACGATAAACTTTTTTCAATTCTTGATAATTAGCTTTAGCAATCTCTGGATTACTTACAATATTGTCATCAAATGCTTGTTTGAATGCTGTTGCTTTTTGAGCGTTTGTAGAGTTTGCTCCACCTGTTCTAATAATTTCAGTAACCATTGCAGGAACATCTTCGTTAACAAAACGACTATATGCAACATAATTAGGATCATTGGGGCCAACTTGTCCTGCCAATGCGTCCAATCCTTTTTGTGTTTTTCCTGCAGCACCAACAAATTTAAAGGCCTTATCTGCATTTGAATCCGCCATTTTAAATGTGGTTTCTAATGTATCTGCGAATCTTTGTTGATTGAGACCCGCCGCAGTATTACCACGTTTTGTTATTTGGTCTGTTAATGAGGACACAATCCCAGATGGTTTTGAAAGTGGCGTTCCATCAGATAAAGTTTCATCTCCATTAATATAAGCACTTGCTGCTTCATTGATTTTTGAAATATCATTATTCCATTCAGGATGCTCTGCAGCTATTTGGTTCTTCAGCATCATGATGTCTTTTCCACCAGCACTTCCACCCGCGCCACCTGATTTATAATATTGGGCTTGACCTTGTTTTTGAGCAATATCTGCTTGTTCGCGTTGTGCTCCAAATTTATTTTTAATAGCTAATTCAGTAGCCTCTAATGGGGTCATCGTATTATATTTATTCGTCATAGCGTTTTTATTAGAAATATCGGCTTGTTCTCTTTGTGGGCCAAAAGCATTTTTAATTTTTAACTCTTGAGCTTCTAATGGAGTAATTGTGTTCAATTTATTTGTGGTCGCTTGGCGTTGGCCAATCTCAGATAAAATATTAGGCGCATAGTATTTATTTTCTAATTCACCTTTTCGATTTTCAAGCGAGCTTTTTGTGAGCGCATTAATTCCTTGGAACACATCCATTAAATTACGTGGACGTGGGATATCAATAGCCATATTATTTCCCCCATCCACCTGTTAAAAAGTCGACTAATCCACCAATACCAGACATTTTATCGTAATTTTCGCCTTCATTTTGTCCAGCTAACATCTGAGCAATCTCAGGCCCAAATTGGGCGACTAATTGATCCATTGTATCTGCTGAATGCTGCCCACCAGACATTAACTCTTTAAGACCACCACCATATTGAGTATTAACACCCAAAACATTCTGCAACCAATCATTCATGCCGCCTTGTGCAATATTGGATGAATTTTGTTGCATTTGTTGAGCAAAAGGAGTACTTCCAATTGTGCCTCCGGCCGATGCCGCATTAGTTCCGGCTCTCATAGATTGATCTTGCAAGAATTTGTTATAAGGCGATTCTTGATATTTACCCATTTGCTCATTAATGAATTTAGAAGGATCAGACATTCCTTTCAACCAATTCTGATAATCTCCAGTTGCCCCAACGCCTGCGTTATAGAATGGTTGTTGATAGCCCAAGCCTTGGTTAAATGAATTAGTAAGAGATCCACCAGCGCGCTGAAAGGGGCGTCCGGAATGACTGAAACGAGATGACAGCATGCTTTTAAGGCCAGACATTCCTTGGCCTTGTTGACCTTGTCCAAACATCTGTAATAAAGTTTGAAGATCCATAATCTCACATCCTTGTGATAATTATTAAAATGATGACCAAGCACCATTCTTAAAATATTGTGCGCTATTCAAAGTAGTATTATATATCATTTGTCCGTTTTGTGGACTTTGAATTGCATCTCTTTGTGCTGTTGTAAGTGATGGCAAAAACACTCCATATGAACTTAAATATCCCGTTAAATTCTGATGAAATGTTGATAAATTCGTTACCCACACATCACTCATTTTATCAGTATCTTTCTTTATCAAAGAATCGTAAATAGGAAACTGATCTAAATCATTAGCCATAATTTATCCTATTCTATATATTTTGTCCGGCACTCACCAGGCATTCACGAATGCCGGAATTGTTTTAGCTTTTTCTACTCCGGCAATACTTCAAATGTCCATGCAGCACCCATTAAAATAAAGGGCGCATTAATGAAATATTCAAGCTTAGGAACAAAAGCCTGTCCCCGTGGAATAACACCTAATTTACGCCACACCGTCCTAAATGTTCTGTCTCCAACTTCGCCCATCGGGGCTGAAGTCATAAATCCATAACTTTGTCCGCCGTCTTTAGAAATAGATAAAAACACTTCAGGATCTTGTTGTGCTGTTACAAAAATTTCTTGCTCTAATTGTATAGAAAGACCGGTTTCTGTATCTATTTCAAAAGAATTTTCTGCTAATAATACTAATTGTTGTTCTTGATAATTTAAAAGCGCCACATTCCCTTGAAGCAAATCAATTTGAAAACGATCGACTCTGGTTCTTTGATAAGCAGCTGGTACAATAGGTCTCCCTATTCTTCTTCTTGGTATAGCCTCGCCATCATTTGTAAAAATAGTACTATCTAATATATATAATTTCGGACTAGAATAATGCCCCACATAATTTACGCCGTTAAAATAAGCATGCGTCTGCGCAGGATGACGATTGCCTGCTAGCGTTTCTTCTTCATGCCACAATTTTCCTTCTTCTAAAGATGGATCGCTCAAAGTTATGTTATAGACATAAGTATGATTTGCAGCGGTAAAATTCATTCTATAGAATATCAATCCATTTTCTTTTAATAAAAATCCGCGACAATCTGAAATTTGATTTAGAGCGGCATATCCTGCTAATTTAAAATCCAATGCGCGATTGCTGATAGGTGTAGATTGAGTGCCATCAACTTGCATTACAGCGCCCAAACCATCCCGATCTTGGGATAAGAAAATCATTTTATCGAAACTGACTGATATGCTTCCAATCGCAGGAGTACCATATTCCATTAATAGAGTATTGTTTCTGCGGAAAGGTAAATTTGTTCCTAATCCTGAATTTTCCCAGATCTCAGTGAAGAATTGACTGAATAGGAAAAGACGTCTATGCAAGGTGCGGCATGCAACTATTGTTCCTGGATGAGATGTTATGGTGCCAAGTTGTAATTGTCCTGAGTTAGTTAGTGTTGGAGTCGGAGCGCTATCCATAGTTAATATAATTGGCACGCCTAAAAATGCGTTTGCAGC